ACTGCCAAGTCCGGCGTGGCTCTGAAGACTGAATTCCAAATGTTGAATAGTCTGCTTGTTCGCAAGGCAATCAACCTTGAAAAGGCCGAAGAAAAAATTATTTACTTCTGGGCCAAGTGGGCAGGTATGGGCGACATAATGAAGGATATCTCTATAGAAAGGGAGAGAAAGTATGATGTTGAGGACCTGGCGTCTGACCTTGAAAATATTCTAACTTCCACCCTGATTGTAAAGAGTAGAAAGTTTAATCAGGAAGTTCAGAAAATGGCGGCAAAGCAAGTTCTTCCTGCCGTGGATGAGGAGATCATCAATGAGATTTATGATGAAATAGAAAATGAGCCGGAAGAAGATATGGGTTATGAGTTGTATGATCAGGAAGACCTTGATAATGAAAATTTTGACAACGGGAATAATGTAGAGTGAAAGAAATTAAAATGAGAAAACTACTCATACCATTTTTCATAATCTTATTTTGCGGACAGGCGTTGGCCGCAACGTATTACATTGATGATGCTGGAACTGAGACTGTTAAAGAAAATGCGGTTTCTTGTACTACGGCTCTATCGGTTGCAGGATATAATGCAGAGTCTTATAGCCCTGGTGATGATTTTATACTTTGCAATGGTACTTATGACACGACTCAAATAACTGCCAGGGTTTCTGGAACCTCTACAAATCCTTCCTATATTCAAGGAGAAAGTAAAACAGGTACGATAGTCAGCACAATTTCTGGCGATTATAGTTTGGTAGTTATTGTTAGAAATTATGTCTACATCAAAGATATTACATTTATAAATCCGGCCAGCGGTTATAGCTCAATTCGAGCATTACGAACTCAATATCTAACTGTTGACAATTGTGATTTTTCAGACCCTGGTGATGCTGGAGGTAGAGGTATTTGGTTTTATGGTGGCAATGGATATGATGTCGTAAGGCCGACCATCAAAAACTGTGCTTTTGATGATATGAATGCTGAACCGATATTTTTCGGTTTGTTTGGCGCTGGTGCCGGTGCAGAAGAAGGGACACTAATTGGCCCTGTGATTCAAAATAATAGAATGACAAATATTGATGGGTCAGGCATCTGGATTTTAGGTGCAGTAGAAGATATTGATCCTGGCGGATTAGGCGGAGATACAGGAATTTCCCCTTATGGCATAGATATAAAAAACAACTATATGAATAATATTACTGGCCCATGGGTTCAGATTGGGTGCGGCACAAGAAATACTGAAGCAAATTATATCCGTAATAATATGTTTTTAAATTCTGGCACAGCAACGAGGGCGAATACAAATGGGCTTCAGATTGGTTGGCTTAGAAATTTTTATATTCTTGACAACATATTTATTGGAGTCACCACAAATGTTTGTGATGGCTCGGTAGTTATTATAGATTGGCGGTATTCTGATGATTTGTATATATCTAATGGAGTCACTGTTGCAAGAAATAGGATTGCCGGTGGGATAGGAACTGGTTGCACTGGAAAAGGGTTGAGTATTTTTAAAGGGAAGAATGTCTTAGCCTACAATAATTTAATTTACAATAATGACTTGGGAGTAAGACAGGCAGACCCATTGAACACCGGAAATATATTATATAACAATACCATTGTTGATAATTTAGATGATGGTTTGCTTATAAATTCAGGTGCAGCGGCGATAACTCTTGTAAATAATATTATTTGGGATAATGCTGGTGAACAGATAGATAATGATTCTGCCAATGAACCGGTTGTGAGTTATTCAGTTATTAACGCTACCGATTACTCTGGCTTTACGCATGGTGCTGTTGAGATTAATACCGACCCGATTTTAAATATAGGTTACAGTCTTCAACCTGGTAGTTCTGCCATTAACGTTGGTAGTAATCTTGGCTCTCCGTACAATATAGATTTTTATGGGCGCAACCAAAATGACTTTGGAAGTAATTGGGAAATTGGTGCCAAGGCATACGTAAGATCACCAAAGGGAACAGCTAGACTAGGTATGGGGTTAAACGCTGAGTAATATGCCAGATATACTAGATGTCATACAGGCAGCATCAGAAAACGACGAATTCCTCGAAAGTATGGTAGCACTCCACCAGGGACGTGTATTGGTCGCTATAGAGGAGCTGCGAAAAAACATAACGAATATTATGTCTGAATTAGAAACGACCAATGGTGGTCGTCTCATAGGCCCTAAAGTTAATTTAAAACAGGCTCAACAGGTCCATAAGCAGTTAGTAAAAGAATTTGAAAAACAGTTCAATATTGAAGTTGATTCGATGCTGGGGGACTTTTCTGAAATTTCAAAGCAGGTTCAGAAGAGTTATGGTGCTCTCGGTGAGGCAGTAAAGTTTACCAATGTGGACAAGGTGATGATGGATACCTTGCGTGACCAGACCTATAAGCAGTATGCTCAGTTTGGTGAAATGGCAAGGGATGATATTGCCAACGCAATGTATAATCATGTGCTGGGTGGGGCAAAGTTTTCCTCATTGCTTGATACTGTTACTGGGGTACTCACTGGGCATAAGGATGTCCGTGGGCGGCCGATGACTGCCTATGCTAAGCAATTTGCCAATGACTCCGTAATGGATTTTCACAATCAGGTGAACCTTGCAAAAGGGGATGAGCTGGGACTGAACCATTATCTCTACTATGGAGATATAATGGCTACTTCCCGTGACTTCTGTATCAAGCGAGTCGGCAAGGTTTATACTCGAAACCAGATAGATGCCTGGAATGATATGAGCTGGGCCGGGAAGGCAGGCCCAGCATTTGAAAATAGGGGAGGTTATAATTGTAGGCATCACTGGCGGCCAGTAAAGAAAGAGTGGATGGTTGATGTTGCTGAAGAAGATGTAACAAGAGAGGAAATTGTTGGATACATAGCTGCTAGTGAGGGGGATCCAAATGCTCAAAAAATTATAGAAAAAATTGCGGTAGTTGATAAGAGAAATAGAAATGCCAGATCTGCTCTTTGGAATAAGAATAAAAAACTTAGTTCACTGGTGGATAAAAACTCTAAGCAAGCTATACAATTAAAAGTGGACATTGAATTACAGAAAAAAATTATAGAGAGTACGAAATTAGAGTTAAGTGGGCTAAAGTTAGAGTTGAAAAATTTAGGTAAAGGGATAGTAAAACCTAAACCTGTAGTAGTTCCTCCTAAGCCTAAACCTGTAGTAGTTCCTCCTAAGCCTAAACCTGTAGTAGTTCCTCCTAAGCCTACTGATATAACTGCTTTAAGGGAAGAGTTGGCTGCCAAAGAGAAGATTTTAGGAAATGCTAGATCTGCTATTTGGAATAAGAATAAAAAACTTGCTGGAATTCTAGATCATAATACTCCTGAAGCAAAGAAGTTAATTAATGAGATAAGGGCTAAAGAACTTTTAGCTGACAGTTCAAAGTCTGATATTGCATTACTCAAACAAAAGATAAAAGAGTTAGAGTCTGGTAAAATTTTACCTCCTAAGCCTGTAGTAGTTCCCCCTAAACCTGTAGTAGTTCCTCCTAAACCTGGCGGAACTTTAACTGAACTTACTGAAGAACTTGCATTGAAGGATAAAGAATATAGAAATGCTAAATCTCAAATATGGAATAAGAAGAAAAAATTAGAGTCTATTGTAGATAAGAATAGTGAAGAGGCTAAGAAACTTAAATCTTTAATTGCTCATTATGAGGGGGTTGCTGACTCTGCGAAATTAGAGGTTGCTTCTTTAAAGAAGAGGATAAAAGAATTAGGAGGGAAGCCTGCTCCGGTTAAGCCTGGAGTTATTAAACCTGAACCTATACCTCCTCAACCAAAACCGACTGATACTGAAGGATTATGGGAAAGACATATTAATTATCAAAAAGAACTTCAAGATTTATTGACTGATAGTCAAGGAAATACAACTGCTGATTATTTTAATTATATTAACTTTGATAATTTTCCAGGAGGTCCTGTAGATCCTTGGAGATACTTTGCACCTCAACCTGGTTGGGAAAATACTGTTAGGGCGAAAGCATATGAGTTACATGAAAAGGTATTTGAGTCAAAAATGGATTGGTATAGGTCTCTAAGCAGGAAGGAGAAGGATGATGAGAAATATAAACTAATTAACAAGATGTTGTCTCGTAATAATGTTACTCAGTATAATCAGCGTAATTCTTTTATTGGCGGGACTAGGCATATGAGTTATAGATTATTATCTGAGTTGGAAAGGAATGGTATTAAAATAGATTGGGATAATGCTCCTGGTAGAGCTTATTTTAGTAGTGGTTTTGGAAAAGTTGCTTTGTACTCTAACAGTAATTCTAGTGTAGTGTCCCATGAATTAGCTCACGCTATAGATTCTTTGGCGGCAAATGGTTTTAGGGGTGGTTTTGGGGAAACTGGTTTTGTTTGGAGAGATGGAGGGAAATATTTAGGTAGCAAAGAAAGAAAAAAGGTTAGAAGTTTTTTTGCGAAGCAACATAATGGTTCTGTTGGGGTTTATGGTAATGGTGATGGAAAGTATTTTAAGAATGGTTGGATTAATGACTATGAGGGTAGAATTTATAATAGATCCGACCAGAATGTAGCAGATATAGGGCATAATGTTAAAAAATTAGAACCAATGGGTCAGGAATTTTGGTCTATGAATGTTCAGAGATATGCAAACGCAAGAAAGAAAACCTCTAATCTTTTAGGACTTGACACTTCTAATTATGAGTGGAATAGAGTAAGGAAGAAATATCCTGAGATGGCAGAATTTATTGAATGGTTTTTTGAGGTTGCTACTAAAACTTAAAGGATTTAGAAATGGCAAATAGTGTTGATTTAAACTTAGATGGGGATGTTGGAGTTTTGGAGTACTCTGAGAATTTAAATGGTGGAGTTACTTATAATTTGATTGGTGACTCTAAAGATTTAAAATTAAAGTTAAACAATTATCTTATTAAAGAGAAAGAGTTTAATATTCCTGAAAGCCAATTAGAGGACGATTATAGGGTTGATATTGCCAAACCTATTGATAATTTCACCTATTTTGAACTCGGTCTCTGTACTCTGGAAGAGTTTACTGGGATAAAGGTTATTTGGCCGAGGGGGATGTCTGAGAAAGAGTTAGAAGAGTTGATAGGTGATTAATGATATGTAAATTATTGAAAAGTAAAGTTTTTATTGATTTTAGCAATTTGAAGTGTTACCTTGACATACTGTTATAGGTATAGTATAATATAGATTAACTTGAATTTATTGGAGTGCCTTGGATAAGGCAGCAATGTTAACTATTAACGACCTCGGATGAGGCAAAGGAGAGGCGGATGCCAGAACCAGAAAAGAAAGAATGGAAATTAAAGAAGGACGAGAACGGTGTTGCAGTATTTGTTGAGCACAAACCAGTCTACATTGACCCCGATGGAAAAGAACTCCCACTTGATCCTGTTCATATGTATGGAAAGATTATTGAATTGGGCCAGGAGTCTAAGAAGCATCGGGAAGCTGCCAGTAAGTATTCTGAACAGTTAAAGATATTTGAAGGTATTGAGGATCTCCCTGACTGGAAGAGGAAAGCTGAGGAAGCAATTGAGAAGATCAACAATTTCAATGATAAAGATTGGTTGAAAGCTGAAAAGGTGGAGAAACTGAAGGAAGAAATGGCTTCAAGTTATAACGAGAAGCTAACCAATGTGCAGAAAGGTTTTGAGCTGAAAGAGAAAGACTATCAGAATGCAATCAAGACCAAAGATGCCCAGATGAGAAAGTTGATGATTACGAATCACTTCTCAACCTCACCTTATTTCAGTGGGCCAAATCCAAAAACTACCTTGCCTCCTGCAATTGCTGAAAGTTATTTTGGTAAGAATTTCAAGGTTGAAGAAGATGAAAAAACCAAGGAAGTGAAATTGGTTGCTTACCATGATAATGGAGAGGTTGTGCTATCTAGGGAAAGACCCGGAGAAATAGCCAGCCTATCAGAAGCAATGACAGCAATCTTTGAAGCGAGTCCCTATAGGGATCAGCTATTGAAAAGCTCTAGCGGTGGGTCAGGAAGTGCTGGTGGTCAAGGAGACGCCGATCAAACTCCAGGAAGTCAACTTGCTAAACTTGAAAAACAATATGCCGATGCTACTAAGGCTCATGATGGCAGAAGAGCTATAATCTTGAAACGTCAAATCCATGAGTTAAGACAGAAGCAAGCGGCATAGTAAAATTTAAGGAGACTTAAAAATGGCTAATACGAATGCTGCGGCAACTTCTTGGAATTGCCCGAATTACACTGGGGAACTTTACATGATTGGTGCGAACCAGACTCCTTTCCTGAATATGATTGGTGGACTTCAGGGTGGAGCAATCCGCACTGTTGGAGACATGCAGTTCCCCCTCGCACAGCCGTGGGCGCTTGAAGCAGCGTCCCAACCGGCGATTACTGAAACTGCTTCCTTGACAGCCCCCACCCCGTGGACTTATGTTCGTGGGCAAGATGTTAACTGTGTCCAGATTTACCAACGGCAGGTGAGTGTCTCTTATGTGAAGCAATCGGTAGTGGGCCAAATCACTGCTGATGCGACAACTGGGTTGGTTGATGGAAGAGACCCGCAACCGATTCAAAACGAGAAAGACTTCCAGATCATGGCCCACATGAGGCAGATCGCAGTCAATGTTGACTATACCTTCCTTAATGGTGCCTATCAGCAAGCTACATCAGCGGCGGTGGCCTCCAAGACAAGAGGTATCATCACGGCTTGTTCAACCAATACGGTTGGTGCGAGTAATGCAACCCTTTCAAAAACCTTGATGGATCAACTATTGAGGACAATGGCAAGTAATGGTGCCGAGTTCATCAATCCTGTTGTGTTCTGCAATGCTTTCCAGAAACAGAAGATCAGTGACATCTATGGCTACGCCCCGCAGGATAGAAATGTGGGTGGTTACAACATCACTCAGATTGAAACTGATTTTGCAATGCTTGGCATTGTATGGGCACCCAATGTTCCTGCGGACACATTGCTGATTGCAGACCTTTCCGTTTGCTCACCTGTATTTCTGCCTGTGCCTGACAAAGGGGTTCTCTTCTTTGAGGAACTGAGCAGAACTGGTGCATCCGAGAAAGGGCAGATCTATGGTCAGATTGGTCTTGACTATGGCCCCGAAGAATATCATGGGACGCTGACCAGTTTGGCAACATCGTAATTGGTGACTTCTCTACTTGAAAAAGTAGAAAGTAAATAAAACCCAGTGATGTTTAATCACTGTTCTCTACTAAGAAAGTAAGGAGTCTATCATGTCTGAGAAAAAGCATATTGATGACAGAAAAAGGGCTGAGACATCCCTAAATTTGCCCCCTTATCTTAGGCGATATATTGCTAACTTAAATGATAATGTTTCGTGGTCAAGTTCCTCTGATTCAAGTAGTTCAGAGTCAAGTTCTTCGACCACGTAAACATGACTGGGAGGTAATATATTATGTCTGAGGCAAAACACATTAAGGACAGGCTTAGAGCGGAGAATGACTTTTCACTGCCACCGTATATGAGAAGGTGGATTAAAAATGTGAATGACAACACTTCGTGGTCAAGTTCTTCTGACTCGTCAGAAAGTTCGACTTCTTCCACGTCAAGTTCGTCAACTTCATCTGAGTCTAGCTCGTCAACTTAAGGATCTGTATTTGTTTAATTTGATGCAATGACGCATTGATATAATATATACAAAGAGGAGTTATCATTATGGCAAAGAAAAGAAGATTTTATCGACCACCGCCCCCGCTCTCAAATTTGCCTCGTATTGTTTGGAGCGAGAAGCATAATAGGGCGATTGCGGAATTTGGCAAGGACAATGACCCTGAATACCCAAATCAGTTTGTTACGGATAAAGAAGAGGTAGCAGAGATACTGGTGGAGTTGGGTTATCGGGAGGTATCTATGGAAGCTGAGGCACCACCTTATATTCCTGAGATGAGACCTCAGGAAGTTGGTGACATCAAAGTAAAGCCCAATGGCTTCAGCGAACAACATGAGGCACAGAGGATCAAGAGGGAATCCCTTTTGAAGAAAGTAGAAGAGGAACCAGAGGATATCCCTCCTGTGCCTGAGAGGAAAAAACCTCCTACCAAGGTTGCGAGTCCTATAGCGCCAGTAACAAAACCGACTGTCAAACCAGCCACCTCACCAAAGAAAACTCTTAAGAGGAGGAGGGATAAGAAATGACAGTTAGGACGGTCTATTCTACGGATGATGATCTGATTAAAATCAGGCCGAATATTCTTGATCTTGGCGTGTCTGAGTGGGTAGAGCAACATCAGCAAGCGTTTGCTATTATCAACCGGGCGTTGATAGCCCGTTGGTATAAGTCTGTTGCGGCAGAAAATGGGGTTGACTGGAGAAGTACTGAATTCAACCCCGACCTGGTAGATATTTCGCAAATCTTGCGGCTATCATGTTATAAGACCCTTGAACTTGCTTATATCTATCTCACTCAAGACTCGCCAACACCTGGCGGGTTTGAGAGGGAGGCGGAATCCTTTGCCAAGCGTTACAATAGCGAGTTGAACGAGGTACTCGCTATTGGGTTAAGTTATGACTGGGGTGATGATAGTGCGGTTGACACGGAAGAAAAGTATCAGATACCCATTAGGCGTTTGAAGAGGTGCTAGTTGGCAGAAACTTTCATAAAGGTTGAAGGTCTTAATAGAATGTTATCTCGTTTTTCAAGGCGAGAAAAAGGCTTTTTCTCCTCCCAGTTAATGGGTGAGATCGCGACTTATGTAATTACTGCTATACTTCGGAGAACAGCTCAGGGGATTGATGCTGATAGACAACCATTTGAACCGTATTCCCCGCCATATCGACTTTTCCGTGAGGAAACAGGGCACCAAGGATCACCAGTGAATCTTTTCTATACTGGTTCGATGCTTAGTTCCATGACTTATAAGGCATCGAAGAACCGTGCCGAAGTGTTTTTTATGAATACTTCTGCCCCCGATCAGGATGTTACAAATCCTCAAAAAGCTTTCTATAATCAACAGAGTAGAAACTTCTTTGCAATAAGTGAGCGCGAACAGGAACAGATTAGAGAGATGGTTCGCGACTATATAAATAATATTTCATGAGAAGCATAAATGGGTACCAATAGCAAAAGAGAACAAATCCTTGTTTATCATGCGGCCCAGCTAGGGCAACTCAGCAGTATCACTACCGTTAAAAGGACATTGCAAAGTTATGCGGATCTTGCTAGGTTTGCAGTTACTCAGTTCCCCGTGGCGGCAGTTGTTGGTGGGTTGCCAGTGCCGAATGAGAAAATGTCTGGGAGGGTACGAAGTACTGTTGACGTTATAATTTCTGATTTGAATGTAGATACCTATATTTATATTCAAGACAACGAGAACCCGGATACAAAGCTGAGTGAAGTGGCTGATGATGTTTGGGTCAAGCTTTATTCCTTCCCAACATACAATGGGCTTGCTTTTGGTACAATACTAAACTTTGAGGCTACCCCAGAGTACTGGGAGCCTTATCTTGCTTTCAAAATCACAAGTACTGTGACATATAAGCATAGTACTGGAGGGATCTAAAATGGCAAATCCGCACAGCACTGATCTGTATGTTGTGGGTAAAGGCATTGTAAGTATTGCTGAGTGGGCGACTACCATTGGGGCATATTATGATGTTGGAAACTGCCCCAGCTTCCAACTTGAACCTGTGGTTGAAAACCTGCCCCATTACTCACATCGAAGTGGTTATCGAACGAAGGACAAAAACCCTGTTATCAATGTTGAGTATACATTGACATTTGACTTGGATGAGTTTTCAGCATCCAACCTAAAGAAGTTTTTGATTGGTAACTTGAGCACTGGCATTGGTTTGGATATGGTGATTCATGGTCTCCGAGCCACCACCAAGGAGTATGCAATTCGGTTTACTTCTGACAACCCGACTGGACCCAATCAAGTGTGGAACTTCTGGAAAGTGAGTTTGAGACCTGCTGGCCCATTGCAACTAATTGGCGACGAGTGGTTGGTAATGAACTTTACTGGTGAAGGTTTGGCTGATACCACATATCATCCGCTTAGCCCGTACTTTGATGTTGACTTTGAGGCTGGTTATAGCGAGACTCAGGAATCAGAATCTTCTGACTCGTCTGAATCTTCGTCCTCTACTTCTGTATAATTTGAAATCGCAACAACTTTTAGCCTAATTAAAGGAGATTATTGTAATGCGAAAAGAAAGAAAATTTAAGATCGAGGGGTATGAGAAGACCTTTGAGGTTTATGAACTGAGTGTTAGGCAGATTATAAACCTCATGGAGGATGATTCTTTAGGTGATCTGAGCCTACCAGCATTGAAGTCATTGTTCACTGATAAGTTACTACCAGTCGGTAGTAACTTATCTTATGATGAACTGATAGAAATGAACCCCTCGGAGATCAAGGAATGTTGGAACCGATTTAGAGAGGTCAATGCCTCTTTTTTCGAGGGAGCGGAACTACTGGGACTGACAAGCATAATCAACACGTTAAAAGCGGCGATTATAAAGGACTTTTCAAATCTGCTTGTCAGCTCATCGAAGCTGGGCATACCCACGTCTTAGATTATGGTTTTTCTTTCTTTGTAGACGCATTAAACGAGCATGCTTATATAAAGTTTGAGCAGTTGAAGGATACTGCCTACGCTTTTAGAGTTGCTCGGTTGGCTAATGATAAAGATTGGAGAATGTTTTTAAGACGAAAGGGATAGTAAAATGGCCCAGAGCAGTGAGTTCCTCAATATTATTGTAACTGGTAAAGATAGAGCAGCTACCAGTACTTTTAAAAGTCTTAATAAAGAATTAGAGCATACTAAGACTTCAATTGGTGGCGTCAGTGCTGCGTATACTAGACTCAAGTCGAATATATTCAGTCTTAGGACGGCAATTGCAGGTCTAGTTGCTAGTGCCGGGCTAACAGTACTTGCAAAAGGGGCCATTGAAACTGCTGCTACATTTGAGCAGTTAGAAAAGAAATTAAATGCACTAACCAAGGGTAAAGGAAAGGAGACACTTGATGAACTAAATCAATGGGCGTTAGATATGCCCATTAATACCCAAGGAGCAATTGATGTTTTCTCCCAGATGATTGCTTATGGGTTAAATCCCACCATAGCCAAAATGGAGACACTGGTTAATGTCTCCACAATCTTTGGCGAACAGTCTG